CGCTCTAGGGTCGAGTGCACAGGATACTAACGGTAAAAGGTACACACGACTTGCTCACAGGCTACAACGTCAAAGATAGGCAATTTCTTATAATGTAAAATATCTAGTAATATATACAAATATAATGAAATATATCCAAATGCAACCAAATACATTGACCTTTTATAAAAAGCAGATATAATGGTAATTAGGTCTGTAGTGATGAAAATTTAGAGGCGGTATAACACAGATGAAAAATGAAGAAAGCTATATCAGCATTGATGAAGCGGCAGAATACTTGGGGATAAAAACTGTCACTCTGAGAACCTGGATAAGAAAAAAACCAGATATGCCAGTATATAAAATAGGAAAACTTTGGAAATTTAAACGCTCGGAATTAGATAAATGGATTGCCAGTGGAGAAAGTGCAGAGTAGCTGTTAAGTTAGGAGGGTGATTCATATTGTCTAAAATAGAACTTTACAACGATGACTGTATTGTTGCTATGGATAATCTTAGGGCAAAATCAATAGATTTAATTGTTACAGATCCGCCATATAATCTTGGTAGTTTTATGAAAACTAGAGATACTAATCTAAAAAAGATGAGAGACAATTTTTTTGCTGCCGCAGGTTGGGATGACATGGGTTTTGAGGAATGGAAGAAATCCATGGAGTCTTTTTTTGAACTATCTTCTAGAGTCATGAAAAAGGGTGGCTCTATGATTGTGTTTATGGCTATTATAAAAGTTGAAACGATTATAAAGTTAGCTGAGGAATATGGATTTTACTATAAGACAACAGGGATTTGGCATAAAACTAACCCTATGCCCAGAAATATGAATTTACATTTTGTAAATTCTACAGAAGCATGGGTGTATTTCACTTATAAAACAAAGACTGGAACATTTAACAATGGTGGAGCTATGTTTCATGATTTTATAGAAACATCCGTCACTCCGAATAGCGAAAGAAAATATGGAAAACATCCAACGCAAAAGCCAGAAAGTTTGATGCAGCACTTTGTAGAAATACTTTCCAACCCTGGTGATAATATTCTAGATCCATTTATGGGCTCTGGAACAACGGGAGTTGTTTCAAAACGAGCTGGTCGCAATTTTATAGGTATAGAATTAAACTCAGAATACTACAACATTGCTAAATCTAGGATAGAGGGCAAATAAATGCAACCAACGGTAATAGATTTATTTTCAGGCGTAGGAGGATTATCGTTAGGCTTTGAAGAAGAAGGATTCAGTGTTCTTTTAGCTAATGAGTATAATGAATCCATTGCAAACGCTTATATGAAAAATCATAAAACAACAAAAATGGTCGTTGGTGATATTACCTCTCTTGATTTGGATGCTGTTTTTGGAACATATAAAAATAAGATTGACGTCATTATAGGAGGGCCACCTTGCCAAGGCTTTTCGCAAAAAGGTCAGCGGAAAACAATCTACGATAAAAGAAATTTTTTATTTGAATATTATGTAAAGGTAGTTGAGCTTGTAAAACCTAAGTATTTTGTAATGGAGAATGTCCCAAACCTGCTTACTGCTGAAAAAGGTTATTTTTTTAATGAAATTGAGACGCTATTTAATGCTATGGGGTACTTTTTGCAGCATGGAGTACTTAATGCCGCGGATTTTGGAGTACCACAAAATAGAAAAAGAGCAGTTATTATTGGCAAAATGAATGGGGTTGCTCCGTCTTTACCATCCTCGCTGAATGAGAAAGTAACTATATGGGACGCAATTAGCGACTTGGCATTTTTAGAATCAGGAGAAGGTGATGAGGTGCAAGAATACAGATATGCGCCTCAAAGCGAGTATGAAAAAAAATTACGTGGACATGCTAACCTTTTGTATAATCATAAGGCAACAAAACACTCTCCACTTTCATTAAAAAGATTGAGAATGATTCCTCCTAATGCCGGTAAAGAAGTTTTACCAAAAGAGCATCTAACTAAATCCATATATAGTGGTACGTGGACCAGGATGAAAAAAGATGATATATCCGTCACGATAACAACAAGATTTGATACACCTTCTTCAGGCAAATTTACTCATCCTTTTTTAAATCGGGCAATAACAGTAAGAGAAGCGGCCAGGATACAGTCATTCCCAGATGAATTCATATTCATTGGTAGTAAGAGTTCTCAAATGAGACAAGTTGGTAATGCTGTTCCGCCACTATTGGCATCAGCAATCGCTAGAGTAATTAAAAATGATATTATGGAGGGAAACATTGATGAATAGACCAGATAATATGTCCGCTTATAGTGCATTGGATTTAAAGCTTGGTATTAAATCTTCGCTCCCACATGTTAAGAGTGCTGTCGCGCTAATACTTTTGTTTTGGGAGTGCTCTATTAAGTCTGCTGAGCTTCAGTATTCCGTGCAAAGTGGAGACAAAATAGTAATTAATCCAAATTTGAAAACTGCTATTAAAAATAAACTAGCACAAATTTGTAAACAAGATGGTATTAACATTGATACAGTAATAGATGCTATAAATAATAATTCACTATTTAAGTCTCAAATGGAATCGCTAATAGTAGCCTTTGAGCTAATTTGGAAGTTAGCAAAAATCAGCTTTATTGATGAAGATAAAACTGCTGGTGCAGAAAGGACAGGTGGAATAAGGTATCCCAAAAAATTAATCTATACGGTCAATGCTGACATTATCGATACTCTAATTGACAATGATTGGGATGCTTATGTACGTATTTTGATTTTGTGGATTGGTGTTGATATTAATTATGATAAGCAGATAGAGACTCGATTGAGTCGCTTGTTAACTGCAATATCTGAAGGCGCAATCTTTAAATTAGTTGATGGTACTAATGATGTTATTTTTAATCAAAACGACGTGTATAAGAAACTAATGCAAACTAAAAATAATGTAGACTTAAATGGAGATGAAGAAGCTAAAGGTTCTTTAAGAATACTTAAATCTCTGCTTTCGGATGGACTAAACCCATACCTTGAGGGCCATAATGGAGATGTTCAGATATTAAAAGGTCAGTTTAATAATCTAGAGGAATATCAAAAAAGGGTAGAAACCTTTCTGCAGCTATCAGCCACAAAAATAATAGGCTTCAAGGATGCAAATATAGATAAAGAGACCGATAGACAAGATTCGCTTGAAAATAATCGCGTTGTAAGTGGGCGTAATATTCTTCTATATGGTGTTCCGGGTTCTGGTAAGAGTTGGACTATTGAGCATGAATATTGCAAACCTGGAAGTGTTGTAGAAAGACTTGTATTTCATCCTGACTACACTTATTCAGATTTCATTGGACAGATTCTTCCAGCAGTTTCAGATGATGGACAGGTAAGTTATAAGTTTACTCCTGGACCTTTTACGAATATCCTTCGTGAATCATATAACAATCCGAGCAAGGAATACATCCTTATTATTGAGGAAATTAATCGTGGTAACGCTCCTGCTATCTTCGGAGAAGTGTTCCAGTTGCTTGACCGTAAAGTAGAAATTCGTGATATTGATGACAACGGATATCCCATCGGTACAAGTGAGTACGGTATTACAAATATGAATATTGCTGAGGAGATGTACGGCAAGGATAGAAAAACAGAAAAGGTTCGTATTCCTTCAAACCTTTCCATCATAGGTACGATGAACACATCAGATCAAAATGTTTTCACGTTAGATACAGCTTTTCAGCGCAGATGGGATATGCGTCTTATCGAGAACGATTTTGCCAGTGTCGACAGTTCGCTTGCTGATGCAGAAATCCTTGACACTGGAATAACATGGAAAAATTTCTGTGTTGAAATCAATAAGATTGTTGTTGGGAATAGTACAAGGATGACTTCTGCGGAGGATAAGAGACTTGGAGCATATTTTGTTCATGTTCATGACCTTAAATACGATGACACTATGGGAGATCTGAAAGAATACGATGCTCTTCGTGTGAAAGAAACCAGTGGTTCCCTTACAGATGATGAGAAGTCCAGAATTGCAGTGATTCGTGATGCAATGCGACAAAATAGGAAGTTCCCTGAAAAGGTAATAAAATATCTTTGGGATGATGCATTTAAATTCAACCGTGAAATTATTTTTGATGTTGATAAATATCAAAGTCTTGAACAAGTAATACATGCTTTTATGTATGCCAATGGTACTGAGCGCTTTAAGGTGTTTAAAGATAATGTCAGGGATGCATTTGCTAATGTAGAAGAAGATTAAGTCGGTGATTTATATGGATTTAGACTCAGCATCAAATTCAATCAAGGAATTTGATATTAAAAAACACTGCCATGTTAACACAAATGAAGATGGTGATCGTTTTGTTGGTATCAAAGCTGATTCTGATAATGCTATGGTCTATTTTCCAATCGGATATGAGTTGCCAAAAACCGATGCTGAAATCAGAACAGACATAAAGCATTTAATACAAGTGTTATCTGAATTTACAACAAAAGATGACAGATTATTGGCAATTAATAAGTTTACAGCACCACAATTGGTAGGCTTCCCTATCAATGCGTATAAAAATGTTATAGAATATTATTTTTCAATTGGTGGCGCCTATTATGTTGAGAAAGAGCAAGTATATACTACTGCTTCAACTGGTAAGCAGGATTGGGCAAGAACTGCACGAAAGCAAATGCCTCTTGTTCAAAGCAGAAATGGTGTGAGTTCTTTTGTATTTACACAGTTTGAAGTTCGATCTTCAACTCCAAATGACACGAAAGAAATAACGCAGATTAATAGATTCTGTGTGTATGAAGCGTTTAAGAGACTTGGATGGCTGTATGTTCCCTATATGCCAGAGGAATCAGGGTCACATCCGGATATTAAGACGTCAATAAGAATTGTCCAAAACAAGCTTGCTACTACAAATGACGATAGGAAGAAATCCTTATTTCGTAGCATGAATGACATGCTTGAGTATATGGATGAGAAGACTTCCGATAAGCAATTCTACTTTGGTACAGATGACTTTGATCACGTGTGGGAAAAATTAATTGATCGAGCATTTGGAGAGAAGGACAAAAATAAATATTTTCCTCGTTCAAAATAGTTGCTTGACTACGGCAAATACAAAGAAAAGAGGCCTTTGATACCGGATACAATCATGATATATAACGATAAATATTACGTTCTTGACGCTAAGTACTATAAATACGGTTTGACTGGGATTCCTGACCATCTGCCTAACGGTTCGTCAATCAATAAGCAAATTACATATGGCGAATATTTGGAAAAGAATAAGAATGTAGATGCGAAATCTCTATTTAATGCTTTCATCATGCCGTACAATATGGCAAAGAACTATTTTAGTCTGACGTCTTTTGTTGGAAACATTGGTGAGGCAATTGGCGACTGGAGACGCAACAAAAAATACTATGAACGAATCCAAGGAATTGTGATTGATACAAGATATCTAATGTACCATTATTCAGGTAAACCGATAAAGGAAAAGGCTGCACTTGCAGAATCTATAGAGTCTGTTCTGAGCAGGAAGGAAATAAAATTTACAAAGGAATCATCTCTTTCTAAAATAGTATCTTATGCGCGTAAGCCTACTGATTCTATGGTTGCCGAAGACCGTGGCACGTACGATATAGATTAAATATAAAAAATACTATTGCAGAATCTCTGTTTGTAGTACTACAGACAGAGACTTTATTTTATAGTTCTTCTTTTTCCTTTTCTTTTCCTATATCGGTCTTGTGTAACTCTGTTGCAGCATTCTTTGCTACAGAAACGTTTCCTTGTTGATGTGGTATTTACAAGGAAATACCGACCACATCTAGGATTATCACAGGGGCGATATAACTCAAGATCTGGTTTCAAGTAAAATATGGAGAAATATACAGCACTAAGAAGTGAATCTACTTTCCAGGAAGGAGTCATGGTTTCTGGATCATAAACAGGATGTATATCTTTAATATTGTAATTAATTTCTTCCTTAATTAGAAACTTAGCGATTTCAATTACTGCTACTTTCATTATTTCAGAGAAATTATTGGAGCTATCTCCATTCATGTCATAAAAGAAGTGAAATAGGAAATCGGAAATTTTCTTAGCTGTATCTTGTTTCTCATAATTAACAAACATCAAAGTTACTTTAATATATAGCTCGTTTTGAAATCCTTGAACAGATTTATAACCTCCAATACTATCGTTATAATCATTGATGCTCAGATTATATGTGCCATATAAAGAGTCTGCAATAGTGTAGGTATCTCCATCAAATTTTTCCTATTTTCTTTTAGGAGATAATTCAGATGGAGAGTTGTTAATCGTTTCAAGATAAGAATTGTGGCAGCTTGAATAAGGTTTATTCATAAAATCTGTATTTATAGAAATATCCTTACGGAGGAGTAAAGAGATAACCAATTCGCAAATCTTTTTATAATTCTTTCTAATTTCACTACAGCAGTCATTAACTCAACTGTCGCTTTCAATCGGTTGATTATTTCATACAAAATTTTTTCATCGAATCCAGTATAGGAAGTTTCTGATACAGGAAATAAGAAACCATTGCTTTTAAAGAAAGAAAAAAGTTCTTTAGTTAGTTTGTTAGATAATGAAATTAATTTACCAAGTATATTTCGATCCTCTGTGCTTACATTAGATGCAATCCGAAATAAACCACCTTTGGCAGTGTAACCAAATTTCAGGTATTGCTTGTAATTTTAATCTGATTGTAGGCTCTTTCCCTGGAGATGTGTGTTCTATATCTTCAACGCAGTCACAACTACAGCTTTCAAACATAAATAAAAAATTTTCAAAATTATTTACGGAATTTTTTCTTTGATCAAGGGCATTTTGAATCCTTTCTATTGTAATAAAGTCATGGATTATAGCATGGCTTTATTTTTTGGTTGCAAAAAGTAATGTCAATTTATTTGGAATATATCGCTTATATACTTTAATGACGAGTAATGTAAATAATTTAGCATTACTTTTCCATTAAAGTTATGCTATTTTTTACTATCTTCTATTACTTTCTTTACTTGATTATATTTAATTCAGAGTTAATCAATAACTCTGATGTGATTTCAACTAATGAAATGAATATCGTTGCATAGGTTGAGAACATCAAATTTAAATCACAAAGCCTGATTAGCTATAGGGCGATGAGATACATCGTAGAGTCTCTACGGGTTTATTCCGTGGGGTGCTATGTGAAGTACCTCTATTTTCCTATGGTTATTTTCAGTTAAGAAAGCCGGTACTTCACCTAGAGTACCGGCTCTTTTTGTATGTTCTCTCCATCGCTCCGACCGCTACAGAATGCCTGCTTATTACACGTAAAAACATATAAGGAGAAAAATTATGATAGAAAAAGTAAACCCGTCACATGTCGACAAGATTGCGGATCGTATTGCTGGAGCAATTGTTGATCTGGCTTACAAGCTGGATGAGAATCCGAAGATTGCTGTTGAAGTGATGCTCGGGCATGGTAAGTGTGCCGTGTGTATTGAAAGCACGGTGATGTTTAAGTTTAAGGATATTAAAAATATTATCCACCGTTTAAGCCCTGGGAAAGTAAAGATTGATATTACGGTTGTGCCGCAGGATAAGCATTTAAGCCAAAACCAGGATGGTATGGTTCGCTGCGCTGATAACGGGATTTTTAAAGGCATGCCACTAACAGGCGAGCAGAAGAAACTCTCGGCTATTGCTCGAAAGGTTTATGAAAAGTATCCGTATGACGGCAAGTATGTTCTTGATGGTGAAAAGCTTATCATCTGCCAGTCTCACGCTAAACGAGAAGACTTATTGAAAGACTATCCGAATGCGTTTGTTAATCCTTTAGGCGACTGGACGGGTGGTATCAGCGTGGATACGGGAGCGGTTAACCGAAAACTCGGGTCAGACATGGCTTATGCTGTTACGGGCGGCGGACTTCATGGTAAGGATCTTACGAAAGCTGACGTGTCGGTTAACATTTACGCGTTTTTGAAAGCGCAGGAAACCGGCCGGGTGGTTGAGTTTTCTTGTGCTATCGGGGATGAAATGGTTGATGGTAAACCGTATTCGCAGATTGTGAAAATTGCGAAAGATTATATTGACTCGGTGGGTGGTTTTGAAAAGCTGGCTTGCTGGGGTCTTTTCTAACGGGAGGAAAGCTTATGGAAAAAGAAATGCAGTATTATCTGGCTGACGTAAGTGAGCTTATCCCGTATGTGAGAAACGCTCGCACGCACTCTGAGGCACAAGTATCTCAGATAGCGGCAAGTATTCGCGAGTTTGGTTTTCTATCCCCAATTCTAGTGGCGGAAGATAATACGATTCTCGCAGGCCACGGCAGGCTTGCCGCGGCATTAAAACTGGGTCTTAAAAAAGTTCCGTGCGTGAAAGAAAACCATTTAACTGAAACACAAAAGCGTGCTTATATTATTGCGGATAATAAGCTTTCACTTAACGCAGGCTGGGACAATGAGCTATTAGCTGTTGAATTGTCGGAGATTGAAGGAGCTGATTTTAACCTTGATCTTCTCGGATTTGACGAGGCGGAGCTTTCCAGTATTTTTGATGCTGATAAAGACGTAAACGAAGACGATTTTGATGTTGAAAAAGAATTGGAAGAACCATGCTTTTCTAAAACAGGTGACATGTGGACGCTTGGCAGGCATCGTGTTATTTGCGGTGATGCTACTAAGTTAGAAACATATAAGACGCTTCTTGAGGATACTAAAGTGAATCTGGTGGTTACTGATCCGCCTTATAACGTGAACTATGAGGGTGCTGCTGGGAAAATTAAAAACGATAATATGGAGGATGATAAGTTTTACCAGTTTCTTTTCAACTCGTTCGTGAACATGGAGCAGGCGATGGCGGATGATGCGTCTATCTACGTGTTTCATGCTGACACGGAGGGATTGAATTTTAGAAAAGCATTCCAGGACGCGAGGTTTTAGGCTTATACCCTTTAATGCCTGATCGTATGAGAGTTGACCGGGATGAGAGTGGTCAAATTTTTTACGAGTATACGTTAAGTGATAGTGATGTTTTAGCGGGTAAAGAAACGAGTGTGAAACTTAAACCCTTTGACGTGCTTCATATTCCCGGTCTTGGTTTTGACGGTCTTGTTGGCTATTCGCCTATTGCGATGGCAAAAAACGCTATCGGTATGGCGATAGCTACGGAAGAGTATGGTGCATCGTTTTTCGCTAACGGTGCTACACCAAGCGGCATCTTGGAATACCCCGGAACAGTAAAAGATCCGTCTGGTATGAGGGATAGTTGGAATAAGGGGTTCTCGGGTTCTAACTCGCATAAGATAGCGATTTTAGAGGAAGGCATGAAGTATACGCCTATTTCTATTTCGCCTAACGAAGCACAGTTTCTTGAAACTCGTAAGTTTCAGATTAACGAGATCGCTCGTATTTTTAGAGTCCCACCACACATGGTTGGTGATTTGGAAAAATCGAGTTTTTCTAATATTGAGCAGCAGTCGCTGGAGTTTGTGAAATACACGCTTGATCCTTGGGTGGCACGGTTTGAACAGTCTATTACGAGACGGCTTTTTACTGATAAGGAGAAAGAAACCTATTATGTGAAGTTTAACGTGGATGGTCTTCTTCGAGGAGACTATCAGAGTCGTATGAATGGTTATGCTACCGCTCGTCAAAACGGTTGGATGAGCGCAAACGATATTAGACAGTTAGAAAACCTGGATAAGATTCCCGCCTGTGAGGGTGGTGACTTGTATTTGATTAACGGTAACATGCTCCCACTTAACCGTGCGGGAGCGTTCACTGTAATTGGCAGAAATAAGTTAGGTGATTAAGATGAATTTGTGTCTTGATAATATTAATATAACATGTTAAATTAATATTGTTATAGTATAACTGTTTAGACAGTGGATGAATCATTTAGGCAACGAAGACATAACGAATTATCTTAACGTTAAGCGAAAAATAGAATTTAATCTCTATGGATACTTAACTAAGATAATATCCTACACTATGAGAGTATACAACAAATTAAGAGTAGCAGAAAGGGTGGAATAATTTATGTGACATTATAAAAATCATAAAATGTACAAGAATAATGATTATTCGAGATAAAAGCTGATTAATCTCAATCTTACTTAGTCAAAGATGTTGTTTTTAAGGAGGTGCTTACAAATGGTTAGAAAAAGAAAGATGTTATCAGCAATAACCGCTTATGTAATGGTTGTTGGAATGTTGTTTTTTACATCCAATTCTGTTGCTTATGCGTATACTTTATCTCAACCAAAATCGTTTTATGATAGTATTTCATGGACATGGTTTTATAGTGATAAGGCTACGCCAGCATATAATTGTCTAGGATTTGCAACTGGTAGTATGACGTACGAATGGCCTAGTGACTTTGGTGATGCTGCTACTAAAGCGCAATTGGATAATTATCTGGCAAAGAAAGGTTATAGACCTTATAAATATGATCCATTTATTCTAGCGTATGGTCATTCTCCTGATAAAATTGTTCATTTTGCAAAGGTTACTGGTCTTAAGTGGTGCCGTGCTAAATGGGGACAATTGGAGCTGTTTAACCATGGTAGTCATGATCCTTATTACCCTAATTCTGTTTATGGTTCTTTGCAACACAAATACACTGCGAATTAGAATTCTAGGAGGTGTAATACTATGTCTAAGAAAAAAATGTATATTTCGCTAGGAACTTTACTTTTATTGGTTCTATTTGTATCTACTGGAATTTTTATTATTGGAAATAATCAAGCATCAAAGAATAGTGGGAATATAGCTCATAAATTGATGCCAGTAAACGTAGCTTATGCTGAAACGTTAGATGATATAAAGGGATCCATGAATAAGTTGATGGTGGAATTAGAAACTGAGACGAAGACTAATCCACAAGTGGCTATGCAGGCACATCCAGGAAAGTTTATTAGGAATTCTAAAAACTATCAAAGAATATTGAAACTGGGACTGAAGGCAATTAAACCTCTTTACGATGCTATTTATGATAGTAGAGATGCTGGATGCTATGAGTATATTCTAGCTATGGCTATTGAAGACATAACTGGTGAAAAGTTTGTTTACAATTCTGACTATGGTTGGAAAAATTCGTTAGAGTTTAGGATGGCTTATGACGAAAAAGTAAACAATACAAGGTTTAATGTTGAAAGAATCAGTAATAATGAAACTTTGAATGATCATGACCGAACTCAGAAATTCAAGGAATTAGGGATTTTTGCAGTTTCTGATTTAATTAAAGAGTATAGGAAAAGTGATTCCAAAGTTTCTAAACCATCGATATTAGAAGCTGTTAAGGGAATTACTAGTAAGTATAAAGAACTTGCAATAACGGAAAGAACTCCAACTGAGAGTATTCTAGATGAAATACAATTATTTGATTCTCTAGTTTCCTTAAATGGAAGAGCATACAAGTAAGGTGGATTATCTAACTGTAAAGCTAGTTCTTTAGGTATTATATGAGTGTTATACAAACATGAAGCGACCAAGGTTTTCTTGGTCGCTTCTTTATATAAGAGAGGAGGAAAAGGTAATGAGGAAGTTTTGGCAGTGGAAAAACCAGAAGGAAAATCAGGAGTCAAATGAAATATTGGAGAGGACACTGTTTCTTAACGGTACGATTGCTGAAGAATCATGATTTACTGGAATATTATGAAGTGCAATATTCCTTAGAAATAGAATCAGATGATAAAGCTTATAACGGAAGCACATACAAATCTCTTTATAATTAATAAGTGTAAGGAAATTATTGAAAGAGAAAAGCAATATTCTAAGAAATTTTCTACAGTATCAGAAGAGTTAAAGAAAAAATTTCTAGTAAATATATGAATCAGCAAATAGATTTGATGGTAGCAATGTGTAATGAAAATCCGACAGAAGCAATAGGAAAGTCAAAAGAATTACTAGAAAGTTGTTGTAAAACAATCATTGAAAGCAACGGTGAAATTATAAAAGATTCAATAAATATGGGACAACTTGTAAAACAAACTCTAAGTTCATTGAATATTCCCAATAAAGGCGTGGCAATGGATTTAGAAGAAGAAATTGTGAAACAAATTACAGGGAGTCTTAATGGTTTAAGTAGTGGAATAATTGAATTAAGAAATCATTATGGAAGTGGGCATGGTCGTTCTGCAAAATTAATGGATTAACAAAACGACATGCAGAATTATCTGTTGGGGCAGGTATAACTCTTGTCTGCTATTTGTGGGATATATTTTTATTAATAAATGCAAATAAATGAGAATGATAAAATTAAATGGAGATACTAAAAATGGTAGATTTTAAGAAAAGAATTGCTTTAAAAAGTAAATCGAAAATTACCAATCCTATTGATTTATATAAAACGCTTGATAGAAAGAGTATCGCAGGTCCTTTAAGACCTGTTCAAAAATATGCTTTGGAAGAGTGGTATAACAATAGAAAAGATGAAAGAGATCTCATTGTAAAGCTTCATACTGGAGAAGGGAAAACTTTAATTGGTTTACTAATGCTACAATCAGTACTTAATTTAGGAGAGGGTTCATGCATATATGTTTGTCCTAATATTTATTTAGTCAAACAGGTTTGTTGGGAAGCTGAAAAATTTGGTATTCCATTTTGTGCAATTGATAATAATAATGAAATTCCTAATGAGTTTTTATCAGGTGAAAAAATACTAATAACTCATGCACATAAAATATTTAATGGGAAATCAATTTTTGGAATAGGTAATAATTGTACAAAAGCAGGAACAATTGTTTTGGACGATTCTCATGCTTGTATAGATGTATTAAAGAATTCGTTTACTGTAACTATAAGCAGGGAAAACAATGAAACCATTTATAATAAGATACTAACGTTATTCTCAGATGATTTAATAGAGCAAGGTGAGGGGAGCTATTTAGATATTAAATCTGGAGAATACGAAACTTTCATGATGGTTCCATACTGGGCATGGAATAGTAAAAAGGCTGAACTTTTATCTATTCTATCTGATTTTACCAATATGGATGAAATTAAGTTTGTGTGGCCATTGATGAAGGATAAAATAATAGAATATTCTTGTTTTATTTCAGGAAGTAAGATTGAGATTGCTCCATATAACATTAACGTAGAACAATTTGGGACATTCTCAAAAGCTAAGAGAAGAATTTTAATGTCTGCAACAACTCAAGAAGATATTTTCTTTGTCAAAGGATTAAATTTTTCAAGTGATGCAGTAGCTAATCCAATTGTGTATCCACAATTAAGATGGTCTGGTGAAAAGATGATATTGATGCCATCACTAATATGTGAGACCTGTGATAGAGACTTAGTTGCAACTAAATTTGCATCGGTGAATACTAAGAATTTTGGAATTGTTGCTATTGTTCCAAATACAAAAAGAGCTATCTATTACAGTAAATTAGGTTCAAAACTTCCACAAAATAATCAAGAATTATTTTCTGTGATAGACGATCTAAGAAAAAGTAATTTTGGAAAAACCGTTGTGATAAATAATAGATATGATGGGATTGATTTGCCAGATGAAAGCTGCAGAGTTTTGATAATGGATTCAATGCCATTTCTAAACAACTTCTCTGATAGATATGAAGAAAAGTGTTGCCCTAATAGTGAAATTATAAATAAAAAAATAGCACAAAAGATTGAACAAGGATTAGGAAGGGCTGTTCGTGGAGAAAAAGATTATTGCGCTATTCTTGTAATAGGATCTGATATAGAAAAATTTATGAGAGGCGTGTTAACAAGAAAATATTTTTCTGCCCAGACACAGAAACAAATAGAGATTGGGTTTGAAGTCGCAAAAATGGCAAAAGAAGAAATTAGTGAAGAAGATCAGCCTATGAAGCAGATTATTTCACTAATAAGTCAAATTCTCAAAAGGGATGAAGGGTGGAAAGAGTATTACACTGGTGAAATGAATGCAATTGTTCAAGATAACGTAGAAAATAAAATTTATGACAGATACGCAGAAGAAAATGAATTAGAAAAATTATTTTCACAGGGAGAATATGAACTTGCTGTAGAAAGGACACAAAAATTCATTGATAAGTTTATCAAGGATGATTTAGAAAAAGGCTGGTATTTAGAGCAGATGGCAAGATATGCCTATATGTATTCAGAGGAAAAATCAGAAAAACTTCAAAAGTCCGCATTTAAAAAGAATCCTCAATTATTAAAGCCTAAAGAGGGAATTGCATATTCAAAAATCTCTTTCCTGAATGAAAATAGAATAAATAGATTCAAAAGAAATATTGGCAAATATGACAGTTTTAATGAATTTAATCTTTATATAAATGAACTGATAGAAAATCTTTCTTTTGGCATTGCGGCTGAAAAATTTGAATCTGCATTAAAAAACTTAGGTGAAATTCTAGGCTATGTTAGTCAACGACCAGATAAAGAAATTAGAAAGGGTCCAGATAATTTGTGGTGTGTTTCAAATAAAAAATATGTATTTTTTGAGTGTAAAGATGAAGTGGACGAAAATAGAAATGCTATAAAAAAATCAGAAGCAGGTCAATTTAATAACCATTGTGGATGGTTTAAGGAAGAGTATGGGGAACTTGTAGATGTTTTGCGCATAATGATAATTCCTACTAAGCAGTTAGCACATGATGCGGATTTTAATGAGAAAGTTTTCGTGATGAGAAGGAATGGTTTAAAAAAGCTAAAAGATAATCTAAAAAAGTTTGTAAAAGAAATCGAAAAATACGAATTAGATTCATTATCTGATGAAAAAATCCAAGGGTATTTAAATATGTACAAATTAAATATTGAGAATTTTCCAGGAAATTATATTGAAGATATATATCATTTAAAAAAATAAAATAGTTAATAGAGATGGAGAGACGCTATCTCTCCATCTCCTTACCCATATAAATTCCATAGTTCTTTCGTATTTGATAAAGCTCGTCCATTGTAGATTTTGCAGAAGAATGCTCTTGCATAATGGTATTCTTTTTCCTTGCAATTTATCAAGTTTATCTAAAATATCCTTTGAATTAGGCGACTTTGAATAGGACTTTTTTTAAGTTTTGTAAGAGCTTTTTCGTAGCGTGTGATTTCAGCCTTATACTCCTCGAAAAATGCCTTATTAGAAGGACTTGCTTTATATTCTTTGTAGTAGGCTCGATACTTTTTAACAGTATGAACTTGTTCCATCGTATCAGAAAGCAGCTGCATATCCTTATCAATTTCTTTGATTTTATCTTATAAGTTCTGTCTTTCTTCAGCACTTTTCTTTATGTATTCATCAAGTTGCTTAACGGATTTAATACCTTGTTCTCTGAGAAAGATAACAGAGTCAGCCATTATATTAAGGTTATATTTGGTTGCCCAATATTCATAGCCTTTGCTTCCTTTCACCTTTCTTCAGTATAATCTTCTCCGATTGTTTTAGATCTTGTAAATCTCGGCTTATCTTTCGGTTTAAAAGCAATGTGTTTGCTATACTTAATTTCATAGCCAAGATTAGCCATTTTCTTTAAAAAATCATCCCAATCCTTAAACTGTTTTACCATTCTGTCAATATCAAATTGCAGCCTGCTTTTCCAAGAAGTACCACGCTTTGTCTGTTTATTCTCATACCAAGATTTACCGTTAGTCTTATATTTCTTCTTGTAACTTTCGTAAAACTCATCAATGACAGGTAGGTTGTTTTCTTTGCATAACTTGTCGCTTTGATACCTGATTTGATGACAGCTTTTCTTATTAGACTGGTGGCATCTACCCGTTATCATATTTACATTGTTGAAGATGATGTGATTGTGGATATGCCCTTATCTACGTAAGTAGATAAGACAAATTCGTACTTGTCTTTAAGTATATTCTTATACAGCTTTATACCAATCTGGTGAGCCATTTCAGGACTTGTTTCTCCCGGTAAAAATGATTGAATGAGATGTCTTGCAAAAACGGTTTTTTGCTCTCGCGTCTTTCGTGTCCTTAAAAACTGAGTGTGGGCAGTTGATTCGTGGCATTTATGAGTGCGTAGTAAAAGTTGCTTGTTGAATATTATGAAGGCAAAGATTTGCAGGTAATTGCTTCGTTTATGAGGGAATATTGTTGGCGACATTAAATGCGCATGATGGTGTTGTCTGCTTTTGCGGTTGTTGCCGCTGCTACTTCTGTGTATGAAAAGTATAGTTTTACTGCTACCTTGTCTTGTGTTGTTTCCAGAACACTAGAAGCGTCACCACAGCACCGGCCAAAATTGTAGCGACGGTATTAATCTGTGTTCCAGGACTCCAAGCATAGCTAATAAAGTGCAAATTAGACACATATGGCTACTATCTCCTTACGATCTTAGGTAAAACCATTCATAATTAAGCGGTCAAAACATGCAAAAAAGACTACTTAAAACCTACGCAAGACATGTGGGCACACAAAGTTCGCTAGAAACGATTAGGCAAGATATACAGTATTACAAGAATAGTATACAATAATTTACTATAAGTC